AAGAAGGCAAAGGCAGCGGCGAGGAGTGCGTCGAAGGTTGAGGTTGTCACCCGCCCAGCCCGCCCGGGTGCGGCGGCAGCTTCTTACGTCAAGATTGTTGTTGAGTAGGAGGACTCGTGACCGAACCAAGCAGCCAAGAGGCCAACCGAAGAGAGTTCATCACTGGGCGGACGCTGACCCTATCTCAGCTCGATGCCTGCCTATTGAACGGCGAAGTTCAGACTCGGTTTACCCGCTACTCGACTATCGGAAGGAACCGCCAAGAGGGTTCGATGTCCGAGCCCGAGGCCCTCGAGGAGGCGTTGATGGATGTCTTTGTTGGGGCAAAGAATCGTGGGCATCGACTCTATCGAAACTACGCAACTATAGAGCACGTCAAGCGTCTAAGGCTCGTGATGAAGAACGCCCATGAGGGAATGAAGGTCATGGAGTACCTTCCTGACATGGTGGACCTCCGAGCTCGCCTTCGCTCAACGAGCGATATGGGGGTTCTGACGACTATGTTGGCGGCAGAGCAGGCCGGACGGAACGACGAGGGCGAAGCGCGCGAGTCTGCCATCAAGGCCATCCTTGCCCGCATCCAGGCTATCCAAGTCAATGAAGAGACGGTGTCCTCTCACGAGGGTCCGTCTGAGGAAGAACTGGCTACTGCCTCGAGCAAGGATTAATGCCAAGAAAGGCAATGTCCCAGAAGCGCTCTCGCGAGATTGCGGAGCGCCTGACGGAGACAGAGTGGCATAAGGACTTTGCCGCCTTCTCCTCTGCCTACATCAAGGTTCTTAATCGACCAGAGACAAGCATGCACGGCAGGGTCGGGCAGACGGTTGCCTTTGAGCTGAATCCAATCCAGCTGGACTTCTATAAGCGAATCATGCGGGCCAGGGAAGAAGGTCGACCTGGCAGATTCATTGTCCTCAAAGCTAGACGCATGGGCCTAAGCACGGTCACCCAGGCGTTTATGTTTCACCAATGCCTTACAAACCATAATCGCCGCGCATTCGTCACCGCAGTTGATCGAATAACAACGAACAACATCTTTTTGATGGCTAAGAAGATGTACGACAACCTGCCGACAAAGGGGCAGGGAAAGTTGTCGAAGAAGAAGAAGGTCAAAGACATTGAAGATGTCGATGCGGTCTTAGCGGAGAAGAAGGCTGAGTTAGACCTGAAGCCTGAGCTCAGGAGAAACAACGACAACGAGCTGTGGATGACCCACCCGCTGGACGAGACGGCTGGGCTGAACTCTCGGTTTGAGGTGTCTGTTGCGGACAACGTCCACAGCACCCGTGGGTTTGAGATCCACTACTTCCACGGCAGCGAGATTGCCTTTTGGAACGACCCAGAGACCTTCATGCTGGGCTTGATGCAGACCCTCTCTGACGACCCAGAGACGATGGTGGTGCTCGAGTCTACGGCGAACGGAACTGGCGGCTACTTCTACAAAGAGTTTTGGAAGGCCTGGAACGGAACGGACGCAAAGGGCAACCCCATCGACAGCGAGTGGGAGGCAGTCTTCTATCCGTGGCATGCAATGCCGAACTACAAGAGGGCGCTGCCTGCTGGCGTTCCCCTCGAAGATCTTGTTTCTCGCTTTGACGACGCCCTTGTCGAGATGGTTCAGGAGTACCAGCTCTCTCCAGAGCAGGCGTATTGGGCCCACAGGACTTGGTCGGATAAGTGCCAGAACGACTGGGACTTGTTCAAGCAGGAGTACCCGGGCAAGCCAGAAGAGGCGTTCGCCTTCTCCGCAAGTCGGGTGTTTGCAGAGCCAGACCTCGCGTTTGTCGAGTCGGGCTCTGTTTGTGGGCCGGTGTTCGTGGGCGACATAGTCGACGACTCAGAGGTCAAGGCTCCTGACTCAAGGATCAATCTCGCTGGGTACATGCTTCCCAGGCTCTCTCCAAGCTCCGTTGCCGGTACGGAGGACTTCTGGGTTTGGGAGAACCCCAAGGAGGACGTTGAGTACGTCGTTGCGGTCGACCCGGCATCTGGGAAATCCACCGGGGACTACACAGCAATTCAGGTTGTTCGCGTCGTAGATAGGGTTCAGGTTGCGGAGTATCGAGGTCGAATCGACGCAATGCTGACATCATCTAAGGCGGTCCTGATCGCCTTGATGTACAACAACGCTCTGCTGTCGTGGGAGATCAATGGCGTTGGCCATGCGGTCTCTTTGGGGATTCGACAGACGGAGTATTGGAATTTGTACCAACGGGAGCAGGTTGAGTCGCTAACCTTTGATTCAAAGTTTGGCTGGTCTACTACTGTCGCAACGAAGCCCATCATGGTGCATGTGGGGATTGACATCATCACTTCTCGAATGCCGGTGATTCGCAGCTCGCGCCTCGTCAAGGAGATGAGGATGTTCATGGAGCTCACAAAGAAGGCGACAAGTTCCTTGGCTCTTGTCTCTGGGGATGAGAACTATAAGAGGGTCAAGGTTGGGGCGCCTCCTGGCGAACATGACGACTTGGTCATGTCCTGGCTTCAGGTGCAGTGTGTTTGTGATATTGAGAACAGGTCTTCGCTGAGCGAGGTCTCGAGCGATGGAGTTGTCATCCAGAGCAACAGTTGGGACGACAGCGATCTTATGAAACAGCCCTCAAAGCCCAGCGTCGGGTCTAGGTGGATCTAATGGCGAAGTTCGATCCCACAAAGCTGTCCATCAAGAAGGAGGATGCGTCAGAGCTGATGGAGCGGGTTCTGATTGCAGAATCCATCATCAGGAAGGCCCACTTCGACGACTGGCGAGACCTCATGGACTCCTACCGGATGGGGGTCGAGATGGACAACGGCCAGCGAGGCCTTGCCATGGTCTCTGCTGCAGTCGACTCCGTAAAGCCCCACATCTTCCACAACGACCCATCCATCTTCGCAAGACCGCGCACAGTTGCGGCAGACGACGATGCGGAGAGGAAGGCGAAGGTTGCTCAGGCAGCTTTGATGTACGAGTGGGAAGAGGGCGGATTCAACAATGAATGCAAGAAGGTCTTAGACGATGCCCTCATCCTCTCTGCCGGCGTTGCCAGGGTCACGTATCAGCCGGCTGGCGTGTTCGTTCCAGTAGAGAACTACGACCTGGACTTAGACGAAGATGAGCCGCTTGAGGACACCGAGGCAGCTGCCACCATCCGAGACCAGCTCGAGGCTCTGGGCTTGCCGTCTGACCGTCCAGCAGCTCATGCGACCATCCTTCGTGTTAGCCCGTTCAACTTCATCTTCCCTCCTGGATATGACGAAATCTCTCGAATGCCGTGGGTCGCCATCCGGCATCTGATTCATATCGACGAGGTCAAGAACGACAAGCGGTTCGGCAATACCTCGAAGCTTGTTCCCGACAAGGTCAAGTCGCTCGATGAGCTGAACGAGGGCGGAACTGGAAACGTCTGGCGAAGGGAAGAGGCCGAACACATCGAGGTCTACGAGATTTGGTACCACTCATGGGCCAACCGCATCGTTCGAGAGGGTGGAAAGCGCCGTCGTCGAAAGGTCAAGGAGATGCGTATCCTCTGGGTCTGCCCGCAGACTGGGAAGGCTGGCGTTTCACCGACGGTCCTCAAGCACGCCATGTCACCTCTCGACATGGAGGGCTACCCCTTTGTGGACTTGCGATTCGAGAAGGTGAATGACCAGTTCTACGGCATCTCCCTCGCTCATAAGATCAACCCCATTGCCCGAGACATTCAGCGGCTGATTACCAGCGCTGTTTCTGGCCTTGAGGCGAGCATGGCGCTCAAGACTGTCTACAAGGACGGAATTTTTGACAAGAGTGCTAAGTCGGCACTTGCGTCCCCGTTCCCCCAGATGGTTGCGGCCAAGAGTAAGAATGTTCAGGGCGATGTGAAGAACCTGGTTATCCCCGCCTTTCCACAGGAAACCATCTCGACTTTGAACATCCTTCGGGGGCTCATGAACGAGGTCGGTGCTGGAGACGAGGCGCTTCGTGGCGGTCGGAGCTCAGCGAAGTCTGCAACTGAGGTTTCCTATCGAGCTTCGATGCACGCTGGTAGGTCGGAAAGCAAGCTCCGAACGTTTGAGAAGTTCGTTCAGACGATTGCGAGGAAGACGCTTCAGGTGATGCAGCAGTTCTACGATGCTGAGCGCTGGGTTCGGGTGAGCGGAGAGGACATTCCTGTTTCGTACACCAGGAGCGACATCCGAGGAGAGTTCGACGTAGGTGTTCACGCAGGTAGCATGAAGCCGGTCGGCCCTGAGGCAGAGCGCCAGGCCTATATCGGCTTTATGAATGCGCTAGGTGCGGCGGCTCAGTCGCTAACTGCAGCCCAGGTTCCGCCAGCTGCCATTGCCCACTTCTACGCGAAAGCCCTTGCTCTCTGGGAGCAGGACAGCCCTGAGATGCGCGACAGCTTTGCTGAGCTGTTTGGACAGGCAGCTACACAGGCTGGCGCAGCTCCGCCTCCTGGGGCTTCTGCAGAAGAGGGCGGGCCTTCAATTGCAGAGGGGGCTGCCTTTAATCCAGCTACTGGAGAATCTTTGACAATTCCGGCGGCGGGTAGGATGGGCTTCTCTCCGCAGCCAGGCGTTCCAGAATTTTAGGAAGGAGTTTTGAATGCCGATGTACACGTTTAGTTGTAAGAGGTGTAAGCACGAGCAAACCAATGGTTTGACGGTTGCTGGGTTTGTTGCTGCCAAGTCGCAGGAGTTCTTGTTCATGCGGTGTGGTCGT